CGCTTCAATTTAGCACAAACTTCACGAATCATAGAAGTTTTTCCGTTTCCTGATAATCCAGTTACAAAAATCGGATAGAAAACTTTGCTTTCCAGAATCGTTTTAATATCTTTGAAATGACCCCATGATACATATTGAGGGTCTTTTTTAGGAACAAGATTTACAATAGAAGGTTTCAATTTTGCCATAGATAAAACTGCTGGTTCAAAAGATTTAGTTTCTTGTTTATTTTCCCGAGCCCAATCACTAGGAGAAGGGGTAGATTTAGGTGAATTATCAAACTCATTTACCAGAACCTCTTTTTCTGAAATAATTTCCATGTCCTTTTTAATGGATTTTTTAACTTCTTTTTTGACTGCTTCTTTGGAAGGTTTTTCAATCTTAACATCAAAAGCATGATCTGCTGGGAAAGTATAAACTGCTTTACCAGTTCTAATGGTTCTCAAAACATTATTATAAATTGACTTCCAATCAGATTCAGAAAAACCATTTTGGTCACAAATCTCTCTAGCTGATTTTTTGGAAAATTCAAGATTGCCAAATGCATCTATAATTAACTTTTTAAACTGTTCTTTGTTGCTCATAATATAAACTCCATTAAATTAATGTTTCTCAATTGTTAAGTATATTATCTCATATATAGCTGGATAAGTCAAGGAAAAAGTGCATAAAAGATGGTCTGTAAGTCCTTGTTTTTAAAGGGTTTAAAATTTAGTTTGTAACTCCTTTGTTTACAATAACTTACAAAACTGCCTGAGATGCGATTTAAGAGGGTTTTATTAGAAAGACATACCAAAGTATACCCCAATCGGTAAAACCCCCTCAAATCGTCTTAGATTTGTGCTGTTATCAGGTCAATAAACTTGGAAAGGATAACCCGACTATTTTTGAACTCATTATTCTTGGTACTGAACATTGTTGCCAATTTTCGGTTAGTCATTGTATCATTCATTTCAACCGGCTTAACAATTTTAGGTGCGTTAGAAATAACATAATATTCATCATAACCTTCTTCGGCTTTTGTAAAATAACCATCCTTTTTAGATTTCTTCAACCATTCAGTAAGGTTATTCTGTTGTGAAAGTTGATTCCGATATATATGATTCAACATATAATGTTTTTTACCATAATTAACATCAAGAAAAAATCCAATTATATTACAACCAAGTCTGTCTTTAACAATTTTAAATAACTCACCTGTAATATTTCGTTTAGTTCTTGATATAGGATAATTCTTTTTCATTTTCTTATCTTGAAGAACTACCGTTTTACGATAAATATCTGGAGTCTGATGAACTGAATAAGTATTGTTTCCTTCCCCGTCTGTGATCCAGATTGCGTGAACCTCTTGAAGATTATTTTTTTTCTGAAAATCACGGATAACGTGTTCAGAGAAAAGTATAGCTCCGTTCAATGGAGTATATCCAAGAGCATCCTCTTCGGGAATAGGATAACATTGATATCCCCCTTTGAATGAATCAGTAATAACACAAAGTTTCAACATTGCATCATTCAACTCTCGGGCATTCATTCTACTTGAAAAATAGTTTCTCAAAGTAATTTTAGAATCACAAACCAAGTCACCTGGCTTATAAATGAATGTTTTTTGTTTACCTTCTCTATCGGAATAACAGTTTCCCCCAACATCAGAAAAACTATAAACCTCAAAAGGAATATTCACTTTTTTACAAAATAAAACAAACTCAATCACCTGCTTTGTACAACCCTGTAAATGAGTTGACATTGAACCAGACCAATCAATAAACATAACCAAACCATGATTTTTGCCTTCAGGTGTTCTAACATTTTTCTTAAAAACATCTTCATTATATTTTGCAGAAAACATTTTGTTAGTATCAAGAACACCAGTTTTAGCAAAAGAAGTTCTCTTATAAATGTCAGCACACTTTTTACGTTCAAACTCCATTGCCATGTGATTAACATTCTTAATAGAACCCTTTTTGATATCAGCTAAAGTCTTTTTAGAGTTATCAAAAATAGTTTGTGTCATACTGGTAAAATCTGTTGCACTATGATACCAACCACTATAACGATGGTTCTCTTGATTGGCTTTGCAATATTCATAATTTTCAATAGTATAAAAAGTATCAATATTTTTGTATACTGTTTTATAGTCAATCAGATTATCAAACCGAACTTTTTCTGGAATAGTAGAATAAACATTATCAATATCAATGTTTGCTAAATCTTTAACACTGTTATTAAAATGTTCATAAGTTTCAGATATAAGATCATCTTCAACCGTTTCATCCATTGAAGATGAGCCCTCACTAGAAACACCGTTTTCTAAATCTTCATTAGAATCACCAGCTTCTTCTTCTTCTTCTTCTTCTTCTTCTTCTTCTTCGGAATCATCATAATTTTTACCATCCGTGCTTTCTTCTTCCGTTTCACCTTCCTGGCCTTCAGACTCTTGAGTTTCACTTTCCTCAAAATCTTCATCGTCAGCTGTCATGGTGTAAGAATCTTCAGGAAAAAGAGATTCATCCTCTTCTTGCTCTTCTCTATTCTCTTTAATATACTCACAAATCTCAATACAAATTTCCTCAACTTCGGAAAACTTTTTAAGATTTTCAATCCTATCGACAAAAGACTGCTCGATTTCATTGAACTCAAAAAGACCAGCAACTGCGGTAGGAACTTTGAAATGTAAATTAATTTTGTCTAAAAAATTAACCCTTGATACATCCATTTTAGAAAGACCGAAAAAATCTTTTTGAATTAGATGCTCATATCCATTATAGAATTGTTTCACTAAGCCAGGATATCGTCTTTTCATCAAAGCTTCAATCCGAGCATCTTCAACTACATTAACACAATGCTTTGAAGTTTTTGCAAAAATATCTTTTAGGGTATTTTCATCGGATGGGGTATAAAGAGCATGACCAACTTCATGGCCTACCAAAAGGTCATAAAGGTGATTAGGCATATCATTCCATGTGGGAAGGACTAGACATCTGCTTCTTACATCAAACATAGCAGTTTTAACTTGTCTATGCTCAACGTCAATATCTTCCATTGCTAGAAGTTTTGCTAACTTTGCTTTTGACTCAATTTTAACCATAATATAAATCTCCGTTTCTCAATTGTTAAGTATATTATCTCATATTTTGAGCATTAAGTCAAGGAAAAAGTGCATCTTTTTTTAATAAATCTACTATGTCGTAAACCCTTGTAAACAAAGGAGTTAGAGGGATTTCTCCATAACTCCTTATATTACAAGGGTTTAGGGGTCTTTTGGCCCAAATGCGGGTTTCCTGGCCTTTCCCCTGATAGGTGTATTAAACTTATCAGGCTCTTTATGCCAGCTGGGTTTATATCTGGTCACTTTTATGCCATCCTCTTTGTATACCTTTTCAACCCAATCGTCACCATCTTCATAAGTTACTTCTTCATAGTCCATAAGACCCCTTCGGTTATGTGATATTGATCTGCTTAGGTTTATCAGCTTCACGTTTTGGCAGAACGATAGACAGAATACCATCTTCCATTTCAGCTGTGATTTTATCAGCATCAACTGCTTGAGGAAAATTCTTAAAAGATTGTTCAGATTCTACACCATAGAATCCTTGATCCTTTTTAGGAATTTCTTTGTTGCATTTGATGGTCAAAATATCCTTCTTAAATGTAAGTTCGATATCTTCCTTTTTCAAGCCGGGCATTACAATATCAAGTTTATATTCATTATTATCTTCATCCCATCGGTAAGCATTACCAGATCGGCTAACCCTTGTTTTTGTTACGGGTTCATTACTATATATATACTTGTTAAATGCGTCAAAGTCCATCCATGATGGAAGTGGGTTTCCTATTGGAAAGTCTGATTGTGTAAAAAGTGGTGAATAAGTCATTTTGTACTCCTTTGTTAGAAATTATTATTGTTATACTATATAATAACATCTAAAATTGAAATGTCAAGGTGTTTGCCAAAAAAAAGTTATCCTTCCTGTACATCTAGCTCTTGTATCTTCTTTTTTACAGGGAGACATATCTGGTTCTGGAAGCCAACCATAAGGGTCAGCTATAAACATTATAGCACAACTAAATGCTAGAGTAATCCAAAGCATCTTTCTCAAAGTCCATTTCATTTATTACCCTTCCATTCCTTAAAAATATTCTTTGCTACAAACATTAAATTTTTATATTCTCTCAATCGTCTTAGAGTATATGGAAGCCATTTAGTTCCAAACGGAACATATAGTCTAACCCTATAATCCTCATCTTTCATTTTTTTACTTAAATCTCTTCGGATGCCATAAAGGAATTCAAAGTCACAATCCTCTTTTTTTATTTTGAAAGCACCCATATTTTTAGTAATTTCGTTTAGTATATCCTCATCATGTGTTCCTATAGCTGAAATAACTTTGTTTTTATCTCCCATGTGATAATAGGTTCTACACCTATCAGACAAAATCGTAAATGCATATTGTATGAATAGTTTTCTTATTTGTTCTTGGTTTTGATATGCCTTAAGTATATCCTCTTTATAAGCACCTTTAACTAATCTGATTGATATATTTTCAACCATCAGTTTAGCTATATCACTTTTTGTCCTAAACATATTTGTCTGAATTGCTACACCTACATTTTTATATTTCTTATTCAAATATAAACACAAATCAATTGTATCTTGTATCAAAGAGCTGTCTTCCATATCCAAACGAATATTCATACAAAAGACATTTGCTTTATATGCAAGTTTACTCATAAGGTCATAACAGTATTCTTTGTCAAATCTTAAACCCAACTGTGAAGGTTTAATTGACAATTCTATACCATCCTGTTTCCATGGCGTACTTGTATAGTAATCAATAATATCACAATATTGTATAAAGGCATTTAGACAATCATCACGTTCCGTACTAAGTTCACCCAAGTAGTCTATTGATACTTTATAACCCTCACTTAAAAGTTGTGCTACAACTGGTTTTGCAGAATCAAAATCGTATCCAGCTATAAATCGTTTAGCTAACGGATAGAACAATTTCATTTTTCTTCCTCTTTAGGTTTAGGTTTCTTACTACCATATCCATCTTTGTACCATCCATCACCTTTCAGCTGAAATGATGATAAGTCTATAATACGTTCACACTTATCATTACAAATGGGACAAACTAATTTAATATCCCTTTGTTCTATGGTTCTTATGTTTTCATAAACCTCATTACATTTAATACAATGGTAACTGTACAACGGCATTATCGGTACTCCATAGTTGTGAAGTTTTTCAACTTCTCTACTGTAATCTTAGCAGGAAACTTATCGTCAAGTACATCAAGCTTATGAGAAATGATAAACAAGTTTGTCTTATCTAACAGGTGAAACAGTTTCATCAAATCATCAACACCTGCTTGATCCAGACTTGCATCAAATACTTCATCAAGTATTAACAGGTTGACGTTTACAGAATTACGCATGGCTGCAATGTATCTCCAAGTCAACAACAACGCAATATCAATTCGTTTCTTTTCACCCTCTGAAAATGAGTAGTAAGAAAAATCATCTCTATGTCTACTCTTAATGGTTTCTTGGAAATTCTCATCCAGCTGGAAGTTCACAAAGAAATCCATATCCTTTAGATACATATTCACATGGTTATTTATGACAGGTAGATACTTGCGTATGATGCGTGTCTTAATACCTTTATCGTTTAGAATAGTACCCAATATATCATAATATTTTTTCTGTTCTACATACTGCATCCTAGTAGATTTTGTTTCCACTAATTCCTTTGTTAGAAAATCATGTTTGACAACATCAACCTCTTGATCCTTTTTGTTTAGCTCTTCATTCAAGTGAGTAATAAATCTGTTATGTGATTTGATATACCCATTTTTTGTTCGTATATCATTTTCTTCAGCCTGTATCCTTTTGTTGCAAGATGAAATTTCCTCTAAACGATTACAAATATTTTCAATCTCTGTTTCAATCTTATTTAAACCATCATTCATTTCCTCAATATCGTCTGATATGTCATCACACTTATGTTTCTTAAAATCCTCCAGAATATCCTGTTGGCAAGTAGGACATATTTGATTTTTCTCATAAAATGATTTGTCCTTATTCAGCTTCTTTAAATTCTTATTTATTTGTGATTTATATTTATCTAACTCATTATTCTTTTTATATGCAGTAGTTGAATCCTCTATTGATTTCATCAATGATAATACAAGGTCTTGGTGTTCTTCAATCTCTTCACTTAATCTTGTAATTTCTTTTTGTGTTTCTTCCATCTTATCTAAATCTGATTTTCGTTTAGTATCAGTTTTAGCTTTCATTTCTTCAAGATGTTTTTCATGCAAATTGATTTTCTCTTGGAGTAATTTTATCTCATACTCAACTTCATTCATTTCTTCTTTCAACATTGTTGAACGATCTCTTAACAAGTTCTTCATAATAGAGAAAATACCAATGTCAAGAATATCCTCAATGATAACTCTTCGGTCATTAGCTGACAACTGCATGAACGGAACAAACGATGCTGAACCCAATACAACAATTTGTGTAAAGGATTTAAAGTTTAGTTTCAAAACTTTGTCTTCAAGATACTTTTGATAATCAGTACTCTTTGCATCCTGATTAATGATACTACCATTGCTATAGATTTCAAACAGAGCTGGTTTAATACCCCTGCGAATTTTCCATTCTGTCTGACCTATAGAAAACTCTATTTCCGTAACAAGTTCTTTCTCATTAACAGTATTCATCAACTGGCCTTTGTTGATTTTCTTAAAAGGTTTCCCGAATAAAGAAAAGGTGATGGCATCAATCAATGTCGATTTACCAGCACCATTCTTACCAACAATCAATGTCATTGGGTCTTTATCTAAGTTTACTTCTAAAAATTGATTTCCAGTTGCTAAAAAGTTTTTCCATCTAACAGTTTTTAACTTTATCATTCAGTAGTATCCACATTAAGGGCTTCATCATAAATTCCTTGTAGTAACTTTTTAATCTTTGGCTTCTCTTCTTCTACATTCATACCATCAACATACTCCTCAAGAAATGCTGATGTATTACCAACCTCTACATCTTCGTCATCATTTTCATTATACCTCATAGTGTACTCTGATAAGTCTTCAAGAATAGTCAAATCAGTCAACTCTGCTTTGTACAGTCTATCAACAAAATCTTCAAACTGTGGAAGATTAGTTTTGTTTTCTACAATCAGCTTAACAATTTTATTCTTATAATAATCAGCATCTACTATAGAGTAATCTGTATTGCTGTCATCATAATATATTTTCTCAAACAAACGAAAACGATTTCTGATATACATTAGCTCTCTGGTTTCTGTATCCAATACATGAAAACCTCTAGGGTCATCGTAGTCACTCCAAGTGATTTCATAAGGAGCTCCAAGATAATGTATATTACCCTTACTTGACTTATGATGATAGTGTCCTGAACATACTACTTCATAACTATCAAATAAATCTTTTGGAATACCCTCTTCAGCTTTGTATCCTTTGTACATTGCAAAACCCTGAACTTCTAAATGTCCAAGTGCTATTTGTGATTTAGAATCTTTGATAAAATTCATAGTCTCATCATAGTTCTCTACATTAATCCAAGGAATCAAATCAATATCAATATCACCAACATGAATAGTTTGTGGTGATGCATAGGTACTGACATTATCATAATGACCGTAAAGTAATTCAGAGCTGTTCACACTATTGGTATTTCTGTAATAGGTAGAATGATTACCGACAATAGAATGAAGCTTAATATCACGTTCATAATATACATCAAAATAAAATTGACGAACTTGATTGAGTGTATTAAAGTTTACAAACTTCCGTCTATCAAAAGTATCACCCAAGTCAATAACAGTATCTATTTTATTTTCAGACAAATAAGGGAAAAACTGTTCCCGATAAAATGTCTCAATATAATTAGAAAAGTTCTGACTGTCCTGTTTTCCCCCAAAATGCTGATCTGTTATCAGTGCTATTTTCATCATTTTCCTTTTTGTATTTCTTCCAAACATTCACCCATGTATTGTTACAGCGTGTACATTCAAAAGTTTGTCTCATTATCCTGTTTTCTAATTCTTCTACAACACAACCACAATTCTTAAATTTATGATCTGGTTCATACTCCCTACATCTTGGGCATTCTTCTATAACCAAAACGTGATAGTTCATTTAATTCCTTACTTGGGTTATAGTTTATCATATATGATTCAGTAATACAAGGAAAAACATAAATCATGTAAAATACAGCTCTAAACTGGGTTTAGGCTTCTTCTTTTTCTTATCAGGATTTGTAGCATATTTTTCGTGTGAACGTAGATAGTCTACCCACACTTTAGTTATCTTTTTATTATCCTCACTATTAGGGTTTAGCTCATCAAGTATACCAGACCTCTCCACAAACAGATACTTGATATGCATTAATTTTCTTTCTTTGACAATTCTCCTTACATAAGATTGATATATAATTTGTGTAAAATAAGCAAATGGATTTTTAGATTTTTCTGGATTAAAATTGTGAGCATACAACAAACAATTCTCCACACCATCAGAAACCAGATCATCTCTGAAAGTATAATTAATAAAATTAGGACGCATGACTAAATGCTCAGATATTTTTAAAAAACATTCACCCATATATTCTGTTGATGGTGGATCGGGGTCATCCATTTCACGATTATCAAGAACCCTATTTTTCCACTTTTTCATCTCTTTAAAAAATGAGTCATTGTCTACATAGTGTTTTCTTTTATCAGTCATTTTCCTGTACTCCCTAATCCACCTTCACCACGTTCAGTATCAGAAAGTTCAGCAACTTCTGTAAAGGTTGCAGTTGTTACGGGAGCAACAACCATTTGTGCTATACGTTCACCTTTTTTAATTTCATATCTTCGATGGTCACTATTTTTCAAAATAACTTTTATCTCACCACGATAACCAGAATCAATAGTGCCTGGGCTATTCAATACAGAAACACCATACTTAAACGCAAGTCCAGACCTTGACCTTATTTGTATTTCATATCCTTCAGGAATTTCTACAAACAATCCAGTATGAATTGCTTTCCAATTAAACGGTGCAAGAAAATCATCGAAAGCTGCACATATATCCATTCCAGCATCACCATGTCTTGCATATTTTGGTAATGGATTTTCACTTCTATTCACTATATTGATATTCATAATATCCTCAAAGATTAATAATTAATAAATACAGTACTCAGTTACAAATTTTGGATCACCCTTTTTCTCAACTGAATCAACCTTGCCACATACAGTACAAGTCCAATCCTCATAATATATTTTTCCAGCAAAACCTTCAGATGTATTAGTGTACTCCGTCACCTTCTCGCACCTTTGACAAGTCTTCTTCTTCATCTTGATATCGCTCATCGTCTTCTTCGTCCTCTATAAAAAGTTTTTTCTGTTTAAGAATATTAAGTTTTTTCTTTTCAAACTTATTTTTAACAATTTTCTTATAAGTCTTACCCATTTCAGTTTTCCTTTATAAAGTTATTTCCTTACACATATAATCAAACTGCTCATTCAAATATGTGTTTACACGTTCCTTCCAATGTTTGATACCATAGTTGTGATGTTTCTTCCATGACAAATCATCAACTATATCAAACAGTATAGCCTTGTTATTCTTATCATCCAACCTCAAAACCCTACCAATGGATTGAAGATTCCGTATCTTTCCTTTGTAGGGATGTGCAAATATCAAGGTTTGTAAATTCTTAATATTAACACCAGTTGATAAAACACCAGACGATGCTACGATAATAGAGTTTTGAATTTCAGTTACCTGTCTTATCTTCTCCCTATCTTCCACCGATGTTTCACCAGCTATAAAGAAAATATTTCTATCATCTTTATTTTTTTCTTCTATAAGTTTGTGCAACACCTTACCATGCTTCTCTACATAGTTAAAGAGAATTAAGACATTACCCTTTCTTGCTAATGCAAGGTCACGGACAAACTCATTTCGTTTTTTATGAGTTACAACAAATTCAATTTCTTCCTGATAGGTTGCCTTCTTATTCAATTGACGTTCTGCATCATTATACTTTAACACTAGGCAATTGATACTTAAATCAGATATATGTTTATCATCCATTAACTGCTTGGATGTTACAGCCTGATAGGTCTTACCGAATAGTCCTTCCAACACCAGTTTATTAGTTTTGGAGTCTGTTATAGTTCCAGTAGTACCGAACCTATACTTACAAGTGGTCATCTTCTCTAGTATACCCTTTAGACTCTGGGCATTACATAGATGAGCTTCATCACCGATAACCATTCCAAACTTTTTGAAATACGGAGTACCCAACCTAAACAACGACTGCCATGTACTGATATATATTTGTTTCTCTGATTCCTTTTCCTTACCAGAATATATCATGTGACATTGTTCTTCAGCATTCCAATCAGGGAGCTCAGACGAATAATCTTTAAAATCATTATACATCTGTGTTACCAGATTTGTAGTAGGAACTAATATAAGTATCTTATCATTTTCTATAAACTGTTGATGCCATCTAATCAACGAATAGATAACCAGACTCTTACCCGATGAAGTTGGAGACAACAACAAAGATCGTTCAGCCTTTGCACAATGTAGAAAAGATGCAATCTGATAATCTCTAGGTACAATCGGTTTCTGTTTACAATGTAAATTGAGTGAATCAAAAAACTTCTTCAAACCTTCTGTGTCTAATCCAGAGAGTTTTTTAACTTCTAAAATATCCGTCTGTATCTTATAGGAATGTTTCTCAGCCCATTCCTTTAAGTACGGGTATAGTCCAAGATACATTTGACCTGTTTGAATATTGAACAAACGTATTTTTCCATCCCACATTTTTGCACGAACTTTAGGATGGAATTGTGCATTAGGAACTTTAAATGAAAAGTATTCATTCAGTTCATAAGCAATATGTCGTTCACATGATATCTGTAAATATGTTTCGTTAACTTTTCCTACTACAATCATCCAAGCTCACCATTAAGAAATTTCTTCCATTTTATTGCATTACCAACATTAAACGACAAACTCATAATAGACTTAACTTGTTCTGTTAAGAGATTAAGTTTTTCTTCCTGTTCTTTTATTTTTAATAGAGCAACATTTAAAAGACTATCTGCATCAAGAAACTTATCTATATCTGCTTTTAATATATTTAAATTAAACGGTTCTTTTTCGTATGCTTCTGGATCAGCTTTTCCAGTATAATATAACCATCTATTCTTTCTTAGAATTTTATATTCAACTTTATAATACTCTAGAGAGAGTTTTTCTTGATAAATTAGTTGGTGATATTTTCCACACAACTCTGGCACCGAAAGAGATGCAATATCAATATTACATTCCTCTTTTAAGAAAGCTGCATCTTTATTAATCATTTTGTTTATATCATTAATTTTCATAACTATATTATAACAAAGTTTTAGGGGTTATACAAGGAAAAGGCTAGCCTAATTTCTCTATGGTATATGAACCAGTATAGGCAAAGGTAGCATCTACTACAATAGGCTGCATATCTGTAGCTGTAGCATCTAGGGGAATATTACCTAAAGATGTTGGAAAAGCATCCTTGAAAGTAATATTATAATTGGGATTGGTTTTGTTGGTTTGTATGATAATATTCATATCTGACTTAATACTCCCATAGGCACTGGTTGAACTTATAGCATCATTATTCAAATCAAACTGTGGAAATTCATCTGGAAATCCTATGGAAATAAGCCATCTATATACTTCCATGTAATTAGATAAATCTTCATTAACATAAAAACTAATCGTTAAATTTTCAAAAACAAGAGTATCACCTTCTACTGGAACAGTTGAAAATTGTGTAGGTAGAATAGCATTACCTAAAGCTACAGATGGGATATTAACTCTTTGACAGAAAAAATCTGTAGCTGGCATTCTCTGAAAATTAGTTTCAAAGGATACTACATTTAACTGATTAACTTCTTTTGGTTTAGTAGGCATTATGTTATATGGTTAAGTGTTATAAATATATTTATAATACATTTTATTCATGGAGAGGACAAAATGGAAAAATATATCAGAGTATATAAGAATGTAATATCAGACGATTTTTGTGATAAGATCGTATGCAAATTTGAGAAAAACAGCTCCCAAATGGAAATAATTGACAATGAAGAAAGACCCACCTTCCAGCAAATAAACCTCCATAAACATGATGAATGGGCTAAGTTCAGAACATCTTTAGATATTGTCTTTAAAAAATACTTAAAAGAATATAAAGACGACTGTGGTATTACAGAATATCATTGGCCAGAAGAATATGGATTTGAACAATATAGAATGAAACGATACATGCCCAACGACAAAGACCAATTTAAGCCTCATGTAGATGTTATGAACCATGCTACATCAAGACGGTTTCTAGTATTCTTTTTATACTGTAGTGATAATGAAGCTGGACAAACAGTATTTAATGATATGCATATCAATACCAAGTGTACTAAGGCTAGTCTATTGTTGTTTCCACCTTTGTGGCCATACTTACATTCAGGTATGAAACCAATTAATACAGCTAAGTATATTATAGGAAGTTATTTACATTACATATAAAGTTAACTCTGACCCACCCAACAAGTATATAATAACACATTAAGAACAGCTATACAAGGAAAAACATTAAGATATATATTTATAACCCTTGTTATTTAGTTTTACCCTATTCATTAGATGCTCTTTCTCTATATCTATCTTAGACTGTCCAAAGTACTCTACAGCTAGACTATTCTCAATCATTTGTTCGTTTAGGTTGACTTTGTTGACTATGAGCTCTCCTAGTATCCTTCCAAACTTACCCTTTTCATCTAAGTGTGTTTTAAGGGTTATGTATGAACCTTTAGGACAATAATCGTTTATAAAGTCCTTTGATAGATTCCCGTAAAATTTTTCTTCTAAATCTCTTGTTCTTGATTCAGGTGTATCAATTCCATATAAGCGTATCGTCTGATTTGTCATTACTATGTCGAATCCTAAATCAATGTCGCAACGAATCGTATCACCATCAATAACTTTTGTTACCTTAGCTTTATACTCATGCATAAAAAACTCCAAAAAAAAGGGGGACAGGGAAAATCCCCATCCCCCCAATTTAGATAAAAACCGAAATTACATCAAGTTTGCAATAACAACTTTTCTGTAATATTGGTTCTCGTTAGCTGTCATGGTTTCTCCACCAGAACCAACAAAAGGATTCTTAACCATGCCGTAGCGGGTCTTAAAACCGATTTTTGGTTGGAAGGTGTTCTCACCCATAGCACGAACCATCTGCAACGGAACGTAAGGACAATAGAAAAGACCAGCATCATAAGGGGAAGAACCCTTATAACCAAGTACATAGAACTGACCAGCAGCCAATGTGTAGTAAGGATCAACGAAAACTTTCATGCCGTTCATTGTACCAGCGAAAGTTGACATTGTATCGTCTACATTCAGTGCGTGTCCAGTTTCCAACATACCTGCCATAGACATTGCAGATGCAACGTCAGCAGAACAGATCATAAAGTTACCTTTACCGCGTCGAGTTTGATGTCCGATTTCGTTTCGGTCACGCTCGATTTGGAACATCAGACCTTTGAACTTCTCAACAGACCATCGGCCGTTTGAATCAGTATCAAGATCGAATGTACCAGCAGTAGTGGTGTTAGCTTGTGCGCCAGGTTTAGCAACTCCGTAAATTGTACGGATAACTTCTCGGTTGATTTCCTGTAGGATTTCAGTAGAGAGGATATTTGCCAATTCTGTTTCTGCATCCAAACCATGAACTGCTTTCAAGTCCTGTGCCAACTCCGTAGAGTATTCAGCTTTCAGAGCTCGAGATTTTGCAGTTACGGAAGTTTTGTCGATGCTGAATGCCATCTCTGCAAATGCATTATTAGCAGCATCTCCAAGAGCTTCACTCTGTGCGGTAGTCATACCTGTACCAGTTGTCCATGTACCAGCGAAAGGATTGTTCGTCCCGTCTGTTGTAACATGAGCATTAGCAGAACCATTTGCACCAGCAGCATTACGTCCAGAGAAATCTGTATCAGCTTCATCTGCACCCGTACCAGCAGCACCAAATGCTTCTCCACCAGTTTGACTTGTGTAACGTGATTTCATTGCAAAAATCAGTCCTGTAGGTGCAGTCATTGGCTGAACTCCAGCAACATCATATGCAATCATCTGAGGCATAGATCGGCGAACCAAAGAAATTAAAATTGGATCCCAGCCATCTACGTTAGAACCAGCAGGTGCAACACCAGAGTTAGTAGGTGCAGCTTCTGCCAAGAACTTCTCTTGATTTTCCAACAAACGCAAAGTAACATCTCTGCGATATGAATCTTTAATTTCAGGAAGGTCAGCGTGTTCCATTACTGGAGCCCATTTTTCCTTAATTGTTTCTGATAAATACATTTTCTTACTCCTTTAAATTTTATTTAATTAATTAAGTTAACCTTCACTCATTCCATTATTTTTTTGATAAGTGAGAAATTGCGTTCATTACACCGTCCATACGACTATCACTTGTTCCACTAACAACTGGATTATTGGTGCCTGCAGTTTTCTTGTTATCTACTACTTCTGTACTATCAGATTTGAAATAGCTATTCTTGATAACATTGAGTTTTTCCGCATACTGTTCATCAGTATCGTAATCAACATCTTCTGTTAGTTCAGTAAACTTTTCAACATCTGTATCAACCATTCCTTCTGAAACTGTTTTGAAAACTGATGCAGCTTTATATGTATTTAATTCTTTCACTGTGTCCATATGCTTTTCAGTTTGTTCGTCAAGTTTTGTTTCCAATTCAGAAACTTCAACAACTAGACTTTCAAAAACATCTTCCTTCTCTTCGGGTACATCAATATAATGCTCTTCAAATAACTTCTTCAAACCAGAAATAAAACTCTCCGTAACTTCGTTACGAACTCCAGCTTCAACTGAAAGTTTATTCTCTGTCATCCATTCCTTTGTTGCGTAGGTGAGATACTTATCCATGTTCTCTGTCATCTCTTCCTGCATGGCATCAATACGCTCGTCTTGTTCTTTCTTAGACTCTTCACGAATCTGTTTACGAATCTTGGAAATCTTAGACTTAACTGCAGCTTCAAAGATTGTTGCAGCTTTCGTTTTGAATGTTTCAGAAAGTTCTTCACCGTCTATAAGAGCAGCAACGTCTTCATCAACATTAACTTCGATTTCTTCTTTCTTCTCTTCGTCTTCGTCATCGTCATCCCCACCATCTTTTTTCTTCTTAGCAGCAATTGCTTTTTTCAGAGCAGGAGGAAGTTCACCTTCGTCCATCTCTTCTTCGTCTTCGTCTTTGCTTTCTGCTTTTGCAGATGCTTTAGATTTCTTTGGTTTAGGATCACCAGCTTTAGATGTTCCACCTTCTCCATCTTCTTCTGATTCTTCTCGGCCGTCTTCTGCATCTAGTGCTGGAAGACCTTGCTCTTTATTAGAATCTTTTGCTTGCTCTTCGATTTTCTTTTCAATTTCACTATCTTCCATCATATCTGCTTCTTCAACTTGTCCATTTTCTTTAGCCATCTTAATACTCCTTTAATGTGTTTAGTGTACTTATTTATAAGATTATAAATTCTTCATAAAATTTTGAAATAATTCAATCTTCTTTTCATCGAGTTTCTTGGATATTGTATTTCTGATTTCATTACGGATACTATACTCAACTTCACCAGTAATACTAAACTCCCGACCTTCCATGATTCCATTTACAAATGCTTCTGGAGCACTGGGGTCTGAAACAATATCAACGGTTGACAAAACGAAATCTTTTTGAACTTCGTTTACACCAGATTTGTTTGCCTTGACTGATCCAAGTCCTCTTGAACTTACTCCCAAACGTACACCAGACTCAATGAGATTCTTAACGATTTTACCGTTAGGTGTATTCATAATCTTAGCTTTACCTATGAAGTTTTTGCCGTCTTCATAAAGTTCTGTAATAATATGTGAAACCCTGTCAAGGTTAATGGTAGGGCCAGAAGGGTGTCCCAACTCTCCCAATGCTCTTGACTCTTTTACAAATTTATTATTATATTCTGTTACTTGTTTTTGCAGAACAGAAAACGGATAGACACGACCATTCTGATTCTGAATATCAGACTGCATAAAGATACCTTTGATATATTGTTCTTTTGCTTTACCTTCAACAATATATTCAACATCTTGTGAACATTCGGTAATTAGTTTCATTCGCTGCTCCTTAGTTTTTCAATTCTTTCTTTTTCTGCTTTTTTAAGATGTGGTAACATCTTTTTAGCTATCTTTTTAATGACTGCTTTCTTCTTATCTAATTTTTTATCTAATTGATCTAGTTCACCATAACCTAAATCTTTTCGGTCTTTATTATTTAATATTTTCTTCGTAAGGATATCCCTTGCTTTCTTCATTGCACGTTTTTGTATTACTTCAGAAGGTGCTCTTTTCTTCATAGCTCTAGCACGTTTCTTAGCAATAATATTACTCTTAGCTTTCATCAAACGTCCACGCTTGATTCTCTGTGCAGGTGTTAATGCTTCATCCATCCGTGGTATCCTTTGTCTCTGGGACTTTATCATGGGTTACATACTTAAACCCTTTTTTAAAATCATCGACAGCTTGATATATTTTGTTTCTCATCATATCGGTGAATTGATGATTGGCTTTTGTAAATTTTTTATCTATAATATTTTTAACCATGTTTGGATCACTCATTAGACTTCCTTTCGTTTAACATAAAAGTTGCATTATTTATTTGTTCCCTAAGATCAGACTCATCAACTTGATATTCAATTGATGCCTCTAGGATTGCTTTATTAATTCTCATAATACCATAGGTATCAGTTAATTTAAAAGCATGATGAATTGCTTCATCCATGTTTCCTAACTCTGGTGAATCAGAAACTTTCTTTTTATAATTTTCAATAAAACTTGATTTAGTTATTTTCATAATTATAATGGTGCTGTAGTGTTACCAGTTAAGTCAGGGTTATACTCAAAGTCATCAGGGCCTGTACCCGTTTCTTTCTTAATCTGAGCATCAATAACTTTAATTTCTTCATCAGTTTGTCGGAGAATATTTTTTCTTACCCATTCATCTGAAATATATTTTCCAACATATTCGTCAACACCTGAAAGAATCTCAAATCGTTCTCGCATGATCTCGTTTTGTTTGAGCTCTGCATAATGAGAATCTTTTGTCCAGATATATTCTAGTGAATCTTTAATACCATCCCAATCTTCCTCTTTGATAATACCTCTTAGTATTAACTGAACTCTAAGTAAGTCCGTAAACAAAGATGAAAATCTATGACGAATCCTAGCAATGAACTTTGCAAACTTTATTTCATCTCTACTAATCTCTGATGTTCTACCAAGATTAAATGAGGTTGATTCAGTTCCTTCAATTCGTGAGATAGGAACATTCAACGATTGATAAAGTTTCTTTCTGAAATATTCTATATCATCAATCTCTCCAAGATTTGCACCAGAAGGCAACGTACTAATTTCAGTACCTCTACCACCTTCCCGTCTTGGTAGCCAGAAGTCTTCCAACATTGACATCTGTTTTTTCTGATCTTCAACTTCACCTGTAGTTGCATTGTAAACAACTTTTTGTTTATACTTATCCATTACAGAACGTAAGTATTGTTCTGCTTTAACCTTTGGAAGATTACCAACGTCAATATAAA